GCCCGATATGCAACGCACAGACTGATGTACAAGACTCACGAGTAAGAAAGGAAACCAACAGTGTTATCAGAAAACGTAAATGCTTCAACGACCACATCTTCAAAACGGAAGAAAAAGCCGATCAACTTCTACGACCCATTCCAAAGGGTAGACCCAAAGCTGCTGGAACAGATGTACCGGGCCGCGCAAAAGGAAAAGCTTAAACAGCAACCAGAAGCGTTAATGTGACAACTTAGACAACAACCGGAAGCACTACTATGACTGATGAAGACAAAGCCCCCGTGAAGAAGCGGTGGTCACAACAAACAACTGAAGAACGCTTAGACAGTTCAATCAGCGTCTGGGAGAAAGCTCTAGCCAGAGTTGATCACGATGGCACGGCGCTGAATCACGACACGTACGACAAAGACCCGGTGCGCTTTAGTACCGCAACCGACTACCAAACATTTGTGCAAGTACTGCATTCGATAAGAGATAGAAGCCCGTGAATACTGATAACATAATTGACTACGCAATGCCTATGATGCGTATTGAGATATTACTTAGAGAGATGCACGATTACCTACTAGATGGTCACATGGACATAGCCCAAGATTTGTCGGTAAACCTGATAACAGAAGCAAAATTGCTTTGCAATACTTTGATTTTAATGAAGGAGCGCCAAGATGCCTTACGTAAATAAACCAAGGCCGTACAAGCGAGAGTACGAACTGTACGATGGTACACCTGCCGTGAAGAAGAAACGAGCCGAGCGTAACAAAGCCCGATCTGTTATGGAGAAAGCCGGGTTGGTGCACAAAGGTGACGGCAAAGACGTGGACCACAAAACGGAGTTGAGCCAAGGTGGCACTTCAGTGCGAAGTAACCTGCGTGTTGACAAAGCCAGCGACAACCGGTCTTTTAAACGCAACCCCGACCATACCCAACAGCACAAGGCGAAAAAATAATATGCAGGTACTTGCCGATCACACGTTGGTGATTAACACCAGATTCCCTGCGCGTATCACAGAGACGGTTAAGAACAGCAAGATAGTCAACAACTACGGGGACGGGCGCTACGAAGTGGCAGTTCAGTGGGACTTGGAGGCTGCCCAGATATTAAGCCAGATGCGCGTGAAAAATGTTCCGTCCCCGATAAAACGTGACTACAAGTGGCCGCGTCCGATGGGGTTTGAACCGTTTGACCACCAGCGCGAAACGTCATCTTTCCTATCGTTGCGCAAACGAGCGTTCTGTTTTAACGAGCAGGGTACAGGCAAGACGGCATCTGTGATATGGGCGGCAGACTACCTCATGCAGGCGGGTTTGATAAAGCGCGTTCTGGTTGTGTGCCCCCTGTCTATCATGCAGTCTGCGTGGCAAGCGGATTTGTTTAAGTTTGCAGTACATCGCACCGTGGACGTAGCGTACGGTAGCGCGGACAAGCGCAACAAAATCGCTAACAGCGCAGCGGAGTTTGTAATCATCAACTACGACGGAGTCCCATCTATAGCGGAGTCCGTCATCAAGAAAGGAAACTTTGATTTGATTGTGCTCGACGAAGCCAACGCATACAAGAACGTGCAGACGCGGCGGTGGAAGTTGATGCGCAAGCTGGTTGCAGACCATACATGGATGTGGATGCTAACTGGCACACCCGCCGCGCAATCGCCCGTAGATGCCTACGGACTAGGCAGGCTGTGTGTACCAGAAAGGACGCCAAGGTTCTTTGGGGACTTTCGTGAGTCTGTGATGAAGAGTTTAGGGGTGTACAGGTGGGAACCACGAGCAGATGCAGAGAAGACGGTGTTTGAGATGTTGCAGCCCGCCATCCGTTTTACCAAAAGCGAGTGTCTTGATCTGCCAAAGGTTACGTACACCAGCAGGTTTGCCCCCCTGACACCTCAGCAGAAGAAGTACTACAAGGAGCTTAAAAATCAGATGCTGCTAGAGGCAGCGGGCGAAGAAGTCAGTTCTGTCAATGCTGCCGCCAAGATGAGCAAGCTGCTACAGATTTCCTGCGGAGCGGTATACACCGACAGCGGGGCGGTCATTGAGTTTGATGTGTCTGAGCGGTTGCGGGTGGTGCAGGAGGCCATTGAAGAGGCCAGCCACAAGGTGCTTATATTCGTACCCTTCCGCCATGCCATTGTTCTGTTGAACGACTACCTCACGAAAGCTGGCGTAACTTGCGAAACGATTCATGGAGATGTGTCTGTGCGAAGCCGCACCGACATTTTCAAGCGTTTCCAAGAGCAGCCCGAGCCGCGTGTCTTGATCATCCAGCCGCAAGCAGCGGCACACGGCGTCACGCTTACTGCGGCTAACGTGATCATCTGGTACGCGCCTGTGACCTCGACCGAGACGTACCTACAAGCCAACGCCCGGATTGACCGCCCCGGGCAGTACAACCCCATGACCGTTATCCACATAGAGGGGAGCCCGGTGGAACGCAAGTTGTACAACATGCTTCAAAATAACATCGCCAACCACGAAAAAATAGTAGATTTATACAAAAAAGAGCTTATGGACACTTGACTAAGTCAAGTGTACCCATATAATACATGTTCACAGGAGAGAAAATGAATGCAATTGTTTCAGTTGATGCGCTAGCCGTTGACTATCTCAGGCTTCGCAGCCTTCGAGAAGTTCTTAAACAGCAGTACGAGGCGGAAGATGACAAGCTGGGCGTGGAGATGACGGACATAGAGGACAGACTGCTAGCCATCTTGAACCAGTCGGAGGCTGGCAGCATATCTACGGACACTGCTGTCGTGATTCGCCGCGTAAGTAAGCGGTACAACCCAACCAACTGGAGTGCCATCTACCAGTTGGTTGACAAATACAAGGCTTACGGCCTTTTGTTCAAGCGTATAAATGACGCAAACATGAGCACGTTTTTAGAAGAACACCCAGACGAGTACCCCACGGGTCTGAATGTAGATAGCAAGTACGCGGTGACCGTGCGCCGCAAATCAATCACTTAGGAGAAATATGAGTAACGTACCTACAATTAAAGAAGCCACTCCCGCCCATTTGCAGAACGTGGAGCAGGACAGTTTTACAAGCCGATTTGGCACTTCGGGGGGCTCTTCAAAACGCATCACACTGCGCGGGCGAGTCTTCCGGCTGGTGGACGGCGGTAAGGAGATTAGCAAGAACGTCGATCCTTTCATGGATGTGGTCATTGTTAACGGTGCACGTTCAGTGCAGAAGACTTTTTACGCCGCTGAGTACAACCCCGACGAAACTTCGGTACCTGATTGCTGGTCAAGCAACGGTGAGCGCCCCGATGCCGATGCGACAGACCCCCAGCACGATAACTGCAAAGAGTGCCCCAAAGCAATTAAGGGCTCCGGCGGCGCGGGCCGGGCCGCATGTCGGTTCTCCATGAGGCTAGCCGTGACCCTCCGCAACAACGTGGGTGGTGACGTTTATCAACTTATCTTGCCCGCTAAAACTCTGTTTGGGCGCGGTGACGTTGACAACATGCCGTTTCTGCAATACGCCAAATACGTGGCTCAGTCAGGCTACAACCTGAACATGCTTTCTACGCGTATGACGTTTGATACAGAGAGCGATTTTCCAAAATTGGTTTTTAGCAATTCGGAGTTTCTCGATAAAGACACTTACGACCTAGCTATTAAGCAGGGGGAAACTCAGCAGGCTACCAATGCCAGTCGGCTAAGTTTTTCTAAGCGGTCAGACAGCAAGCCAATCCCTAAATTGGTGGCCCCCAAAGGCACTGCGGCAGCAGAAATTGTGCCCGAGCCCACCAAACGACCCGAGAAGAAAGCTGAAGCCGCCCCAAAAGCCAAGCAAAATCTTGCGGAGATTGTTGATAACTGGGGAGATGACGCGTAATGCCGGGCTATAGCCGCTTCATCGTGCACCGAAATCGGGATGCGGATTTGAAGAATCTTGGGGTCCGTTTTGGGCGGTACTGTATTGCCAAGGATATACCAGCATTGGATGTTGCACGATACCTATCGGTAACAAAGCAGACAGTGTACAACTGGTTCTCTGGCACACACATACCGAACAAGTTTTACTCGGACGCGATAAACAATTTCCTCGACAGGAAATAGTTTGCGGGGGTAGCTAGCTCGACGGAGCGAAAGGGGTGCCCGTCCGCCTCACGCTACCCCCATTCTTTTGACGTGCTCAGGATAAATTATGGCGGATATCCAATTACTGCGGGATGTAGTGCCTCTGGTTGACGGGTGGTACTGCGTACTCGGCTTGAAAGATGGCGTACCAGAACAGAGCCTTGTGGAGACACTAGAAGAGGTAGAAGCAGAAGCTGGTAGGTTGGTAGCAGACGGGCAGAATGTTTTTTTCGGCTGCGGCAAATACATAACTAGCGCAAGTAGGGAAGCTGAGAACTGCGGGTGGATGCAGTCTTTTTTCCTAGACATAGATTGCGGTGCAGACAAAGCCGCCCCGGACAAACGCGGGCGCATCAGGGGGTACATTGACCAAGTCACAGGCATACAGGCGGTCAAAGATTTATGCGCGGCTCTGAAATTACCACGCCCTACTATCGTGGACTCTGGGCGTGGCTGGCATGTCTACTGGACGCTGACTACTCCGGTGGGGAAAGCTGAGTGGCTGCCGGTAGCAGAGACCTTTAAAGCCCGCTGCGCAGAACTCAAAATAATTGTTGACCCGGCTGTGCCCGCTGACGCAGCGCGAGTCCTACGCATACCGGGCACAAAGAATTTTAAGGGTAGCCCCGCGCATGATGTAGTGGTGATGCACACTGCACCGCCGATGGAGTTTGAGGCGTTTAAAGCTCTGATGGGCCCGATGATTTCAACCAAGCCGCCGTTCATGCCTCGCCAGCTTGACGAGTTTACCAAGGCCATGCTTGGTAACCGCCAGTCGCGTTTCAAGACGATCATAGTAAAGACGCTTGGCGGGTCGGGTTGTGGGCAGCTACAAAATATTGTAGAGAATCAGGAGGATATAGAGGAGCCGTTGTGGCGGGCGGGGCTGTCTGTCGCGCAGCACTGTGTAGATGGCGCTACTGCGATACATCTGATATCAAAGAATCACCCGCAGTATGACGCGGGGGTCACGGAGAAGAAGGCACGCGCAACTAAGGGGCCGTACACTTGCGAGTCCTTTGATTCGCTCTACCCCAACACCTGCTCCACCTGCACGCATTGGAGAAAAATAAAGTCTCCCATTATGCTGGGGAGTGAAATTGCCAAGTCTGAGGCGGGCGATGTTCTGGAGTACACAATACCAGAGTCGCCCAATGCGGTTTTACCGTTCGTCGTACCAAAGCTACCCAACCGTTATTTTCGTGGGAAAAACGGTGGAATCTACAAGTACGTAACAGAGAAAGGTGAGGAGGAGACGACCACGGTACTGGTGTACGAGTACGATTTGTTTGTGACTAAACGACTGTACGATCCGTCGCTAGGCGAAACAGTGTTGATGCGTCTGTCGCTGCCAAGAGATAAAGTTAAAGAGTTTTCGTTGACGTTAGTTGATGCTTTGAGTAAGGACGAGCTACGCAGAGTTGTGTCCTTTCACGGCGTTATAGCCCTACATGCACAAATGGTCTTGATTCTTGAATATCTTGTCCAATGTGCTAAGGAATTACAGGTAACACAGGAGGTAGAGATGATGAGATTGCAATTTGGTTGGGCGGATGGAGACAAGAAATTTATTCTGGGCGACCGGGAGATTGGCGTTGGCTTCTCGCGGTACAGTCCACCGTCAAAGGCCACTGCAATAGTGGCTTCGGCACTGCGACCCATAGGTTCGCTAGACGATTGGAAAAAGATAGTCAACATCTACGATATGCCGGGGTTTGAGCCTCACGCGTTCGCTGTGTTTTCGGCGTTCGGTTCTCCGCTGCTGAAGTTTATGGGGGTAAAGGGAGGCATCATAAACTTGATTAACAACCGCTCCGGTACAGGCAAGTCCACTATCTTGCAGGTTATGAACAGCGTCTGGGGGCATCCAGACGAGTTGATGATTCAATGGCGCGACACGCTGAACGTGAAGTTGCACCGCATGGCTGTGATGTGCAACATCTCCTTGGGGGTTGATGAGATCACTAAGATGAGCGGGGATGATTTCTCTGATATGGCGTACTGCGTTACGCAAGGCACTCCGCGCAGGAGGATGAAGGCGTCAGTCAACGAAGAGCGTGAGGCCCAAGGGTTCTGGTCTACCATCATGGTGTGCACGTCCAACTCCAGTATGACAGACAAATTAGAGGCGCTCAAGGCAACTTCTGAAGGCGAGTTGATGCGCATGATGCAGTACCGGATAGACCCAACCAATAACATAGACAAGCAAGAGGCCAAGCATTTGTTTGGCAAGTTGCAGGGGAACTACGGGCTGGCTGCTGGGCCGTACGTGCACTACCTTGTGCATAACCTTGAGGATGTTATTGAGATGGCGCACAAGCTGCAAAATCGTTTCGACGATGCCGTGAAGATAGAGACGCGAGAGCGGTTCTGGTCTGCTATGGTCGCGGCCAATCTGGCGGGCGGTATCGTAGCCAACAAACTGGGTTTGCACGACATCAACACCAAGCGTGTATTTGACTGGACGGTGGATATGGTGGAAAACCTGCAAGACACGACCCGCCTTAATTTTGAAGACTACGCCACTGTGGTTGGCGAGTTTTTACTGAAGCACAACGTCAACATCTTGGTCATTAACAAGCACAGTACGTCAAGGTCTGGTATTGCAGCGACACCAATCCTACAGCCGCGTGGGGCGCTAGTTGTGCGCTACGAGCCAGACACAAAGCGCATCTACATCATCCGCCAAGCACTGAAAGACTTCTGCGTCAGTAGACAGATCACGTTTGTGGACATGCTGGCATCACTAAACAAGAGCGGCGCGTTTGTAAACGAGGTGCGTACTCGCCTTGACATTGGGTCCGACATCAGCGCGGGGCCTGTGGTGGCGCTAGAGTTTGACGCAGATTTACTGGGTATAGTTCCAGCAGCAGACGTTATACCTGATGCGCCTTGAAGGGGTTACGTATCAGTCTGACTGGGCTGCGTTTGAGCCCGGACATTCTTTTTTTGTACCGTGCCTTGACGACAAAACCGGCATTGAAAAAATAACAGCCATAATGAAACGTCTTGGATTCCCCGTAATTATTAAGGTGGTAATAGAAGACGGCGTGAGGGGCTTGCGCGTGTGGAGGATTAGACGGTAGAATAGCCCTGCAACATGCAGTTGCGTCTCCTGTGATTTACCTCCCGCTTCAACGCGGGAGGCT